CCCTTGGATTTTCCGGCCCATCGGTATTGCCCAAATTCCCGGATGATGTCTTTGCATCCGGCACAAATGTGCAGACGGTCTAAAGCAAGCAGCGTGCCAACATCCCGGATACCGTCCAAAACAGAATTATTTGCCTTGTAAACCCGGAATTTTCCGTGCCGCCGAACGCATTCCATAAAAGAAGCAGCGGACGGGTCAATAATGACTGCCCGCACAAATGGATAGAGTGTTCCGACCAGCTGCTCCAACGCTGTGTAATGCTCTTCATCCGTTCGGGGATTTTGTTTCCGTCCATCATAATAGTACTCCCGCAATCTTGTTGCATTGCCGTTCGAAGTCAGATGCCACAGACCAATGGACGTCGGATTTCGGGTACCATAGTCACAGGAAACCCAGAATGTTCCCGTTCCGGCAGGCGGCATGCAATCCGGAATCACATGTCTGCTGCGGTCGAACATCGGATACACCAGACCTTCTGCCATTCGCCAAAGCCCCAGAATATACCGCTCATAGAATACACCGGTATACATTCGCTCGTATCGCTGCCGGACAGCATCGGACAGTGCATAATTGTCCTCCATGGTAAAATGCAGGTGCAGCCGATTTTTCCCAGATGCAGCTTCTCCGCCAACCCAGTTCTGAAAAAACCAATGTTCTTCGCTGCCGTCCGGATTGCAGTTGAACCAGAGCCGGGAATCCGTGACAGAACAACGGGCAACTGCCTGATCCACAAAAGATTGCGGCATCAAGGCGGCTTCATCCAGCAGCACACCTGCCAGAGTGATGCCCTGAATCAGCGTATAACTGCTTTCGTCCTTACCGCCGAAAAAATAATAGCGGTTTTCATGTCCCAGCCACTGCACATCCATGTAGTTTTTGGATAAATTGATTTTCGGCTGTACAATGCCCTCCATCCATTTTTGCAGGGGCTGAATGACGTTTCGTTTCAAGCTGTCAATGGTCTTTCCGCAGAAGGCAAAGGATTCCCGGTCAAAATTCCGCATGCTCCAGATCAAAAATCCAATGCTCATTGCCATTGTTTTGCCAGAACGTACCGACCCATCGCATACAATGGCATCATACTGCTTGCTCTCCGGCATCGCCCACCAGAGCATTGCTTGCCGCTGCTTGGGAGAAAAGTTCTGAAATATCATGACAGTCCCTCCTCCAGTTTTTCCAGCAAGTTGGAAATCTGCTTGGAACCCGTTTCATTCTGTTCTCCGGCAATCATTGCCTGCAATTCCGTTTCTGCGGTCAGCAAATCTGGATGGCTCTTCAAAAATTGATGCAGTTCCAAGTGTCGCTTCTGAAATTCTTCTGCCAGCTGTTTTCGTTGCTTGCGTCCCGGCGTATTAAGGTAGGCAGAGAGAAAAGTTTCCAGCGTGGAAAAGTCTGCCTGCTGCTGTTTAGCTTCAAACTGTTCCATGCCGGCTGCCAGGATGCGAATGCTATTCTTTTTTCTGTTCATGGACAGTTCCTCCTTCTAAAAAAATGAGGGGCAGAATTGCCCCTGTATGCCGTTTTCTGTTTTTGTGGAATCTGTTTCGGGTGGAATTTCTTAAACGATTCTACAGGCGTTTAAACACCTTTTAAACGCTCTTTTCTCCGGGCAGGCTCCGCCATTCGGATGTTGCTGTAAAATCCGTTCTGTTTTTTTGTTGCAAACGCCGTTCCGGCGGGACGAATCTACCGCCGTGCAGACGTAAGCAAGTTTTTTGCAAAGGTTTAAATTCCGATTACGGGTAATGTGACGGAATAGGTCTTTCCAAGAATGGGAATGGCAACTTTCGCTCGCCGCTGCCGCAGCTGTATGTTCTGAATCTGTCCTTCATATTGCCGCAGCATGCCGGAAAGAATCATACAATCTCCGCTTGCGGTCACAAAGACACGAGAGGCAGAAATCGGGAAGCCCTTGTTCCAGAGTAAGCGAATATATACTTCTTCCCGGCTGGACAGAGAAGCTGGTCGGCTGCCCTGCTTTAAAAAATACAGCACACCATCTGCCTGACAGATGTCATAATAGGACTCTGACCGCAAAGGCTCTGGAGATTCTAAAAACAAATATCCGGAAAAAATCGGTTCTGTCCGGTCTGTCCAGGTACCGTCTTTCCGGATGGACAGGGTTCGCTGCGGACAGCGGATAAAGTATCCTCGCTTTCGCAGGCTGGCTGCTACTTCGCAATCCATTCCGGGTTTTACCCGAATCACATACATACTCATGCCTTGTCCTCCTTCTGCTTTTCCTTCATGAACCGCCGCACTTCCTGATATAAATCCGGTCGTTCTGCTGCCATCGCTTCAAAAATCAAATCCCGGAACTGTTCCGCTCCGTTTTCCAGTGCATCCCGTGTTTTGACATCTACATTTTTCTTGTATGCAACCGCACGGGTTAAGGCAACTGCATTTTTGGAAAGTGTATCAAAATCCACTTCCTGCAACCGTTCTTCCGGCAGCTTGTTGATGGCATCCAGCATCTGATTGCACAGCAGCCGCAGAATGCCGTCTGTCATGTCCAGATCCGGATACCGGTCAGTTTCTTCCATGATCGCCCGGAAATTTTCCTGACTCAGCCGCAGAGCATCCAGTGTGCTCATCAAATTCTTTGCATATTTTCCGACTGCTGCCAGCGAAATGCTGACCCCGTGTGACTGGATATAGTCCACGATCTCCCGGTAATATGCTCCGGTTTTAATCATTTCATCCACAGTTTCTTTCACTGCCGGCTCCAGCTGGTCGATTTTAGAATGCTTCCTTCGTTTTCCCATTCTGCGCCGCCTTACACGTCAATGCAGACATCTGTCCGCACACAGGCGATGATTTGAATGCCTTCCGCTGTTACCTTGGCTTCCAGTTCCTGCATTTCTGTATCCGCCAATGTGGACGATTCCTTGCTGCCTGCTTTCCGCAGGCGGATGTATCCGGATTCCGTCAAGTAGTTCACCGCATCCCGAAATTCTGCTTCGTTCATGCTGGGGTGCAGGGCATAACAGACATCGGACAGTGATACATATTTGTCCCGCAGCAGATTGACTGCTTTCAGCACCATGCCGTTATTCTTGAAAAATGTTTTTTGCTGCATCCGCCGCAGCATTTCTGTCTGTTCCATCGTTCCGCCTCCTATCTGCTGCAGTAATGGTCGATTTTGCTTTCCAGTCTTGCCATAGTTCGGATAAAATCCTCATTTTTCGTTGTGTGTTCCTTGATATAGTCGATGTTCTCCGACAGCTTTTCCATGGACGCTTTGATTTCCCGAATCTCTGCCTTTGTGGCATATTTATCCGATAATGTCAGCAGATTATCCCGCAGTTCCTGCACGGCTGCTTCGTTCTTGTCATTCCTGTCCATGGTGCGTTTTAGAAAATATCCGATCACACCCAGAACTGCTGTAATCACGGTTGTGATAATGAAGAGGATAATCTCCTGTGTCAATTGCAAACGCCCTCCTTCCATAAAAAAATGTGTTATCCTGTTTGTTCCAGCATAACACATTTTTTAGATTCTTGTATAGTTGGGCGGCAGATTCACCTATTTCTTCAAAATTCTTCCTGCAAAAGGGACATCTGACCGCTCATGTTGGCTGCATTTTGTCGGTCAATGATGTCCCGTACTGTTTTTTCTGTCAGATGATAGGCAAGGGCAAGTTCCCGGTAATTGCCGCCGTCGAAGTGCTGATAAATGGCATCGTCCCGCAGGGGTTGCAGCAGGGTGTCTGGTTTGCAGATGTAGATGTTTCCGCCGCCATACTTCAATACCAGCCGTTTGTAGGCTTCGATCCCGATGGTTTCAGCAAGTTCTCTCTGATTGCCCTGTAGCTGTTCCAACGTCAGCTGATCCAGATTCATTCGGCATCGCCGCCTTTTTTGGCATGCTGCACATAGCGTTTCAGCTGCTCGATCAATCTCGACCCATCCGCCAGAGAAACCCATCGAAGAGGGTCTGCCGCAGATGCAGTGATGTGCAGTTCCTTCTGCACAACGCCTGCCATTCGTTCCTGAATACTGACTGGAGAAGGGGTGATTCGTTCCAGCTCATACAGCAATGCCCATGCCTTGCTTTTCTGCCGGGCGGTCATCTTTCCGGCAAATTCCGCCCTGGACGGATGGTGGCTCGGGTATTCTTTCCGCAGCCGCTTTCGCAATTCTGCTGTCACTGCTTTTCGTTCTGCTTCGGAGAGCGACCGAACGGAATCTTTTCCCGTCATACCGTATACCAGCTGATGCAGAGCATCTTCCTGGTTTCCGGATTCCACCATGCCCAGCACGGCAGCAATGCCATAAATTTTTTGCACGGAATCTCGTTCGCTCATCCGTCCGCCCCCTTCAGCCGGTAGTTTTTGTTCCGGTCTTTTTTCACGCAAATGGTATAGCCCCGTGCCATGCGGATGATTCTTCCTGCAAGGGCTTCATCCACTTCAACCAGCTGAGCAGTTGTCCATTCCGTGGATAAGATGGTCAGCATTCGGTTCCGGCAGCGATAGTCCAGCAGTTCAAATGCCAGTTTGACATCTGCATTGCTGACATCCTGCAAAAAGCCGCTCTTCGTCTTAAACAGATCATCCAGATACAACACGTCTGCTTCTTTATAGGGCAGCAGTTCCGTGGCATAACTGCCATCCATAAGAGCTGCTTTCAGCCGGGCAGCGTCTTCCTGCCAGACCAGATAGCGAACGGAAAGTCCCAGCTTGATAAAGCCACCAACCAATGCCGTGCAAATATGAGTCTTTCCGCAGCCACTCTGACCGCCGACAAAAAACCATGCCTGCCGCTCGCTCAAAAAGTCTGTGGCACATTGTTTCATGCGTGCCTGAAATGGTTGTTCCGTTTCAAAGTTGGAAAAGGTGCAGGTGCGGAGCAGGTCTTCCAGTCCGCTTTCCCGGATTCTCCGCAGAGCATCTCTGGTTTTCATGCAGGTGCATGGAGTCATCCATTCCCGTTCTCCATCTGTGTCAGCCAGCAAACCCTTGTCGTTGCAGATGTCGCAATGATACCCGGTCAGTGTACCGGGCTGGGCATTGTACTGTTTCACACGCAGTTGCATCAGATCAGAATACGTCAGCCCCGTAGCAGCCATCTTCGGAAATGATAGTTTCTCCAACGACTTCATCCTCCCATCGTTTTTGATTCAGCCAGGTTGCAGGGTGCGGAATGTATTTCCAGGTCGCCTTGTTCCAGGAATAGACACGGCGTTGCTTTGCGATCGCCTCCAGCATCTGCCCCAGCAGATCTTCGGTCGGGTGCAGCTTTTCAAATGCCCGGCGTGCTTTTTCTTTCCCGACCTTCTTTGGATAAGCCACCCAGAAACGGTCAAACAGTACATTGTCCGTTGCTTCTGCCTTTCTCATTCGCCCGCCCCCTCACAAAGTTCAATAGATTGATTGTTTTTCATGAAATGGCTTTTCAGCGTGCGAAAAGAGCCGAAATAAGGTAAAAATGTCATGTATTCCATTTTCTTCTGAATTTCCTCCCGAATGGCTTTCTTCTCACGCTGCAGCCGTTTCTTTTCTTTTGTGGTCAGCAAGGAGCGTTTGCTGCAATAGTAGAATCTTCTGCGGATGTCACAATCTTCTGTAAGCCATTTGCCTCGGAAATATCCATCCACATATACCATCAATACCAATTTCATGCCTTTCAGCGGCTCTACCACAACGGTAATCTTATAGCCATCAATCTGCATCTTCACGCTGCCAAATGGACGGGAAAGACGACTTTCCACCTGTTTCCACTGTTCATCTGTCATGTCTGACACCTCACGAAATGGAAAAGCGTTTGCTGGTGGATGGAACGGTATACTGTGCATACAACTCTGCATGGGTTTTCTTGAATGCAGCACTGTCAAATCGGCTGGTGGTGACAGTCGTGTAACGAACCGTATATTCTCCCAGCTCCAGTACCTCCACTTGTTTGCACGTCATCATGTCTTTGATGATCTGTTGTTGCTCACCGATTGCCTTTGTGACTTCCCGTTTTGCAACTTCCAGCTCCCGGATCTGCCGGATTGCCTCCAGCATGGCATTTTGCTGCCGGATTGTTAATTTTGCCATTTTTTGTACCTCCGTTTTGAATTTCCCGACTCTGCATTTGTGCAGGCTTGTCACTGCCTTTGGCTGCATTAGGGGAGAGGGAGCAGCCCCTCTCAATTTTGGAATTGTTTTGGAATGTGTCTGGTACGTCCGGTGTATCGGTGTTGTATCAGCAGTTCGATACTGGTATTCTTTACGATCAGCCAGTCTTCTGCCTGAAATCCGAACTGCTGTAACAATTGTTTTTGGGATTTGGTGGGCTTTTTTCCGTTCTTCATGTCAGACCTCCAGACTCATGAACTTTGCCATGGCGACCAGTCCGGCATAGCTGTAATCCTCGTTGTCGTAGGCGTTGGAAAACAGGTTGATGGCTCCCCGCAGTGCCTGCGGTGTTCGGGCTGTCTGAAGCAAAAAATCCAGTTCCGGTTCTTTGTTCTCCTGCACCAAAATCGGGAACAGTTTTTCAATGTCGGAACGCTGAATCTGTGACCGGAAATAGGTCTTCCGTTGTTTGGTGCGGTTGGAAATCTGGGCAAATTCTGCTTTCTGGCTGCCCATTTTGGTGACTGTATCCAGATTTCCGATGAAACAAATTCCAAGTGTCTGCCCCCGGTCGGCAAAATAATCCGAAAAGCTCCGCAGTACCTCGATGGTTTTCAGATTCAGATGCTGGGCTTCGTCAAAAATCAGCACCATGCCGTCTTTCAGTTTTTGCACGATGGCATACCACAGGGCATCTTTAGAGCGTCCCGGTGACAGATTCAGTTTGTCTGCCAGCAAATTTAAGACTGCTTTGATGTTGATTAAACAGGGGTTCATGGTCATTAAAATGCTGTTTTCCGGGTGCAGAGCCACATAATGCCGGGCGGCTTTGGTTTTTCCAATGCCGGCATCTCCGGCGGCAACTGCCAGACCGCCTTTGATCTGGCATACACTGATCACATCATAAATTTCTTCGGAAATACTGGTATCTGCATATGGCACTTCCTGATAGGTCTGTTCGGTCTGTTCTTTCACGCCGAAATAGGATTCCAGGATGTCAAACATCCGCTGCGGATCGGCTTGATATTTGCCGTTTCGCAGCTGGGATAATGCCGTGCCGGAAATCCCCAGTAATTTTCCAAGGGCATTCTGGCTCAATTGTTTTTCCTGCTGTAGAGCGGTGACTTTTTGCAGCAATGCCTGCTGCTGTTCGGTATATTCCATACGTTACCTCCGTTTTTGCGAATTTTTCTGAATGCGTTTCAGACTGATGTCGACCGTCTGATGTTCTGCTCCGACCGCCATCGATTCTTCCAGGGATTCTTCTGTCCGGATCGGAACAATATTCTTTGGCAGATCGATGTGAAATCGTTCCGCTTTGGCTGTCTGTGCATTTCGGACAGTCATGTCCAGCATGGTGATCCGCTGTTCCGGTGTCAGGCTGGCAGTCAAACCCTTTGCAACACTGCGGATAAATTTCCGGCTGTGGTGGGCAACTGCCTGAGCATCGGCAATCTGCTGCTGTTCGGTTTCCAGATACGATACCAGCAGGGTATCTGCAAGACTCCAGGTATACAAATATCGGTCTTGTTCATCATAGAGCCGAACGCTTTTCAAATCTGCCGGGTCATACCGAACATAGACCGATTCATCCAAGTGCAAAATGGTCTGTTCCGGATGCCGGTACCAAATCCGTTCGCCGCCATAAACCACATATACGCCGTTTCGTTTGATTTTTTGCAGGCGAGTCGACCGCATCAGCATCAAATTCAAGTCTGCTGCATTGGCTTTTCGGATGGATTCAATTTCCTGATTCCAGACATCCAGACGGCTCATTGTCCGGTACTGGGATTCCACGCCACCATAGGGCTGCAGGTTGTAATCTCCATCGATCCAGTCCGCCAGTGCTTCCCGAATCGCAAAGTCCTTGGGCAGCTTGCCGGCTTTGATGCGTTTTTTCAGGCTTTCCGGTTTCTCCAGCACATTGCCACCGCAGAATCCGGCAGTTGCTCTGGAAAAATGTTCTTTTACTGTGCGGAATGTCCGTTCAATCGGCTTTGCCTTGGCATTGCACACAATCGCATTATGCACCTCAATTTGCAGCCGGTTTAAAATCGTGGTCGGGCTGTTCTTTTCTGCATCGCTTTTTCGTTTACGGTTGCCTTTTCCACCTAAGTCAAAGGTTGTAAATTCATGTCCGTTGTCGAAATAGACTGCTTTCGGGATTCCGAACCGCAGGATGCCATGCCGCAGGGCAAGAATCGTAGACTGAGAATCGACTGTTTCTGTGATGTTCCATCCCACAATTACGCCAGATTTTGCGTCCTGAAAAGCAGTCAGATACAGTCGGTGTCGCTCTCCGCTGCTGTCCACTGTTTGGATGTCCAGCGTGTGATTGTCTGCAATCCAGACATCATTGGGCTTCAAGTCGTCATACATTCGCATAATGTATGGCATGCAGCGGTCGGCGAACGCCTTGTTTCCGTTTCGGGTCAGTTCCTTAACTGCCTTTGCAATGTCGTTTTCTACATGCCGTCGGAAACTCCGTTCCGATGGGATTTCTCCCAGCAATTCCGGGTAAAACAGTTCCGTCCAGTGCAGGGTGGATTGATAGCACCTGCTCAGCGGCGGTTTGTTTTCTTCTAAGTAATACCACAAAAATGCTTCCCAGACGGGTTTCGGAATAGTGCTGCTGCCTCTGTTCCAGGCACCCCGCAGCCCCAGCAGCCCGGCAAAGTCGTTTTCCTTGTAGGCTGACCATTTCCGGTACAGGATGTCAGTTGAGATTTGCAGCTCCGGATGTTCCAGCTGGCATTTCGCCACATACAGGTGGTCAAATTCTGTCTTTTTCTGGTACTGTTCCCGTTGTCCCTGCCAGTCCTGCAAAATGGTTGTCCAGAGGTTGATCGATTTTCGCTGCTCTGCTGTGCAGTTTTCAAACGTCAGAAGCCGTTTGACTTTCTGTTTCTTGGGGGCAGCTGGTTCTGGCATCACGCCATTTTCCGCACGCTTTCGCTGATAGTATTTCAGCTGCAATTCTTCTGGCAGTGCTGTGATGGGAATGGCATAACAATTATGCCGATTTTTATCATTTATGACCTGCTCCGAATAGATTTTTCCTTTTCTAATCTGGTCACGAATATTTCGTTCAGAGCAGCCTTTCAGTTCAGCCAGCTCTTTTACTGATAAGTAATCCAAAAGATTCCTCCTTTCCAGCAGAAAAAATCTGCCAAAACACTTGACAAAACCTGTTGTTTCTGCTATACTATATCCGTCACTTTAGCAATGGTAATTCTTTGCTAAGCGTGAGGATCTCCAGTTGTACGGCTTCGCAAATCTCGTCAAGATGGTAGCCGTATGACTGGATTTTTTGTATATGCAGCAACAATTTCTGGTTCCATTCCAAAAATTGCAGTTTACAGGTGCGGACGGCTGCAAGATTCAGTTCCTGCAAACCAAACTGATCAATAAAGACAGCAGTTTCTGCTTCTGCTTCCAGCACGCTCTGCATCAGTCTGCTCTGCAATTCGATGTTGTCTTGCAAGTCTGCACAGAAAACTGTCTGTGCCATTGCAGCAACGGTTTTTGTAACCATTTGCAGTGTCCAGCCCATACATTCCTCTAACTGCATTGAAAACACCTCTTTTCCGGTCTGCCTCATCAGTGCCGGGAGACCATTTCCGGCAGACGGCGGAACAAGTCCACCGTTTCGGCTTACAGATATTCTTTTATCGGACAGTTCAGATTCAGCGATGGGAAACACCGGTCTGCATAGAATTGTTCTGCCTCTTCCTGGCTGGGAAAGTAGGTGCCGCCCCAGACCCCTCTGCCATCGCAGTCGATGTGCCACACCACATATTCTCCATCCGGTGCAATTGGTTTCGCCAGACAGATGCCGCTGGCGTGTAAACTGTACACGATGTGAAAACCAATGACAGAACCGATTTTTACTTTTTTCATCTCATGCACCTGCTTTCTCATGGGGTTCTGCTGCGGCAATCAGGGCTTCCGGCGGCAGCTGCAAACCCTTTGCCAGTTTTAAAATGGTAAACACGGACGGGTAGGAAATGCCTGCTTCAATTCTGCTGACATGTGCCTGTGAGAGTGTGCTGCGTTTAGACAGCTCTGCCTGGTTCATGCCCAGTTCCTTTCTCCGGTTACGAATCAAAATGCCGATTCCTGTAGATTGTTTCATCATAGATTCCTCCTTGTTGTTCCAGCTGTCTGTCCAGCCTGTAATTGTGCATGCGAAAAGCAAATTCGCTGATGATTGCCGCAGTGCCGAAAATCAGCAGTAAGACGGTCTGCACGGCATCGCCTCCTTTTTTCTTTTTTTGGTGGGCTGCTGCGGAATTGCACCGCACAGCAAGACAGAGGAAAACGATTAGACAAGCTTCCTGTCGAAGACGATTGTCACGGAGTTGCACCGTGCATTGCCCAGAGGACTTCTATTATCTCAGCTGGTCACTCAGACGCATCCCAATTATGCGGTGATCCGCTCACCGCAAAGCGTGTTTCGTATAAAGGCAATAAAGAGATTTGAGGTAGTTACTAATTGACACGATGCTGCCACATCGTTCCGGTCATCCCAATAGGAAAATCATTTTGTATGCCATGTACAGAAGTAATCCAACACTCGCACAGATAAAGCCAATACAACAAAGAATAAAATCTTTTTTGTTCATATGGTCACTCTTTTCACATCGAATGAATTTCAATTAAGGTAGTACCAAAACCATAGTTTTGGAACAAGAATGGCATAAGAACCATCTTCCTTGATGTAAATATTGGCAGTGATGAAATCGGGTAACATGGAAAGCGGAATTTCCATTAAATCAAAGGCATCCTCATACCGTACAATATTTGTGGTGCTGATGGTTTTACTCTTGTTCTCAAGGAATTGACAATTCTCTTTTGAAACCTGCTCTGTCACAACCGGAGCAGGGTTTCTTTTTGATGAGCGTTTTCTGACTTTTACTTTCATGACTTTTTCTCCTTTAATCCAAATAAAGTGTATTCTTGTAGCTTCCAATCGCAGATAAAGAAATCGCTATGCCGTGCAGACGAAGAAACGATTGAACATCGATATACCGATACTGTCTTGAGAGCAGCATGTCATCCACAATGGTGCGAAGTTCTGGTTTCAGTTGTGCAATTTTACTTTGCTTTAGTCGGCGTGCACGGGTATCCTCTTTCAGAATATCTCTGCATGTTGTGTTGTTTTGTGGCTGCATGATCGGCATCAGCTGTTTGATGGTTTCTGCAACTGTCATGGTCACGGTTTTGGCGATCAGTTCTTCCAGCTGGATTTCTCCATAGCTGCCGTATTTCCGCAGAGCAGGCAGCACCTCATCAAACACCCATCGTTCAAAGCGTTCTGCTGCCGGAAGCTTGGAATTTACGATTAGACGGTACAAGTCACCTTCTGGTATGTAGTTGGTCGATACTCGCTGCTCCGTTGTTACACCATGTTGATTTGTGGTATAGGAGACCCCGTCGTGTTTTACGACTCCCTTACAGTGCCGTAAAATCGCATCTCTGGCATTTTTGTATCCAAGCATTTTCGCACACTGCGTAGCTGGAAAATACTCTTTTCCGTCAATCAACAGAATTCCAAGTTCGCCAAATTCGCTGTTCTGAAATACTTTCAGTTCGTTCACGCTTTTTTCCTCCGTTTCTATTTACTTACACTGCCCTTTGTGATACAATTATCATAGGGCTTTTTCTGCCCTGGGCGTTGTGTATATGTATATTATAATTCACTTATACGAATTTGTCAACAAGAAAATTCGTATTTACTTATTTTCGTGAATTAGCACAAAAAGGAGCATGATTTTTATGACAATATCACAAAGAATTTTCTCTATTTTAAAGGAAAAAAAGAAGAAACAAAAAGAATTGTCTGCCTACACTGGAATATCTGAGGCTGCTATATCAGATTGGAAGAAAAAAGGAACTAACCCATCATCCGATAAAATATTCGCTATTGCGAATTTTTTAGAAGTTTCTGTAGAATATCTTCTTACAGGAGAAGACCGAACCACTCAAAATGTTTCTCAATCAGCGATTACAACAGGAAATCACTCAACCAGCACGGTGAACATTGGATTGCAGGAAGCTCATTCACAGCAGGAAGATGAAACAGTACAGGAGATTACTCGGATACTGAATGGGCTTCCACTAAAGGAACGAACCAAACTTCTTTCCATGATTTATGATTTCGAGGAAGATTATAAGAAAAACTCAAAATGAAAAAAAGATAGGGTGCGGAAGTGCTTCCGCACCCTATTGCAAAAACTTCCGCACTTCCGCACTACTTTTGATGCAAATTTCTTTTCTTTTTTAAGACCCATTTAAAGACCGTTTTAAACCGAAAAACAAAAAAAGCCCTATTTTTCGGGGCTTAAACAGTTTTCTTAAACACTTGAAACACTTCTTAAACGCTTTTAAACGATTTCCAGATAAAAAAATAAAATCGCCCTGATCTGAGAATTTCCCTCAAAATCAGAGCGATTTTTTTGACACATCTTTTTTTGTTCATTTTTATTTTTCCGCCGGATTCAATCTGAAAAACAGCGTATTTTCGGCACTTTTCGCACCTTTTTATCTTATTCCAGCCTTTTCAATCGTTTTAAACCTTTTTTGTATTTCCCTTGTCAATCTACACATAGCTTACATCGTAATCACATAACATTTTTTTGCATATCTCTTCAATTGAGTTTCTTCCATTACATAACAAAAAAACATCACTTGCTGTTGCATTCAAATAAACCATTTTATTTAAATAATTGTCGACGAGCGTAAATTCAGAGTCACATCTGTATTTTTGACAAGATTTATATGGAATTAGAGATTTTATCATATCATATATCATGTGTCATTAATCAACCTTTTCAAGTGAATTCATATAATGATATTCCATGTAATTGTCCTTAAATGTTTGTTTTGCAGAAGTAACAGAAGCAATTGCACTGACAACTGCGGCAGCTGCAGATGCTGCTGCCGCAAGAAATGGCACTACACCAACTACAGTATGCTTCTCACCGTCAATTTCAAATTCTCCCAAGGTCATGTCTGTTAATACAGGCGTTGTGTAAGTTTTCATATTTTTCCTCCATTTTTATTTAAAGAATGATATCATCATCGATATAATTCTTCACATCATTTTTGTGTTCATAGTATTCCTGAATTTCCGGTCTTTCCCAAATATGTGTGCACTTGCTTTTCCATATTGTTTCAAAATCATTTTCAAGAATATTCCCTAACACAAAAGGTGTCATACAATCCAATCTGATATTTCCATCAGGTCTAATAATTAAACCACCACATGGTACTCCAAGTTGCTGTTCATATTGAAGTCGTTCATCCATATTACGCTGTACTTGCATTTTCCCACGAAAGCGATTTGTATTATATTCTATTTTTTCAATAAGATATTCCCGCTCCGTTTCATTCAAAAGAAGATTTTGATTATCATAAGTACGCCCACTTAGCGATATTTCGCCAAGAATAATATTGCTGGCTCCTAACTCATAAGCTAAGTCACACATTGCGTCAACATCATTTAAGTTCTGTGCAGAAACAGAATGTGCAATTGTCAGTGGAATTCCCGCTGAAGAAACCATAAATGCTCCATTAACTGCACGATTCCAGCTACCATTCTTTTGCCTAAATGCATCATGATATTCTGCTGTTGCTCCATCAATTGAAACCTGAATCCATTTATAATGATATTTTGCTAATTTTTTTACTTTTTCTTCTGTTAAAAGGAATCCATTTGTAATTAACAAAAAATAGGTTCCATCTTCATGTAAAATATCCATAATATCAAATAAATCATTGCCTAATAGAAGTGGCTCACCACCTGAAATAATACATTCAAATATGCCACCTTTTTCTACAATATAGTGGCAGAATTGCTTCCATTTTTCGGGGAGATAAAATCCCATACGAAGAGAATGATCCAAA